GGTGCTCAATATGCTTGAGTTTTGTGCCTTCACCTTCGGCCTGTTCTTTTAGGAAATGTTTAATATTTTTCATGGAATAACAACGCTCTGTGGTCGTAATAATACTTATTTATGTATTATATTTATTAAAAACTGAATTATGACGTAACCAATCTTCTCCGTGTGTAACATCATATATTTTGAATATTTCCGGTTTCATCAACGATGCCATTAACAATAATGTTTGGTCATCATCTATTAAATCATTTTTATATAATTCATTAAACGCATGTTGAACTAAGGCATCAAATGTTGGCCAAATTGTTTTACCACCAACAATAGCACCACCAGTCATATGTACATCATTGTTTACAATCAAGTCCAAGATAGTTTTAGTTGGGTCAAATTCTTTCAATCTAAACAATGTCATTTTAGATGGGTCAAAATCATAATTCCATTCTGTACCTTTGATAAATTCTTCCACATTACGACAATAACCAAAATCAACCCACGCAACCAATTCTTTAGTAGCGAAACCATTTGTGATTGCACGATTAACAAAATGTGCTTTCAATGTATTAACTAGAACATAATCTGCTGACCAATATTCAGGATTACGAACTTGATTTGGATTAATTCTTTTTTGATATTCTGGATTAGTTTGGACAGCGGCAATAGCTAAACGTAAGTCTTTAAACTCAGAAGCATAGTCAACCTCAGAAACGGTTGTCTTATCTTCTTTACCTTTACGATATTCCCATACTTTATCAACCAAATCTGGTGTTGTAAAAATGGTCATTTCATTATCAAGTTGTGCCATGTTAGCAAACCTGTCGAAGTATGTTTGTAATGGACGATAAAGGTAATGAGGTAGACCTTTATCTTGTGTCCAAGTTTCTCGGCCAATGTCAAAGAAGGCCGTTACAATAGAAATATTACCCATTCAATTGTTCCTTAATATAATCTTCAAGTTTAATAGTTGGTCTCCAACCTAGGCCCATTAATCGGTCATTATTGGCTAGAGATTCTTTTGCTTCACCTGGTCTAGCAGGAATAAAAGAAATGTCTTTAGAAATCATGTTTGCTAATTCTAACACAGAATGATTTGTACCGGTGCCAACATTGTATAATTCTCCAGGTTTACCTTCTGTCATACATGTGATGTTCGCTTGTACAACATCATTGACATGAGTAAAATCTCGTTTTTGTGTGCCATCTCCAACAACAGTCAATGGTTCATTAGCTGCCCGTTGACGTAAAAATAGACCAATCACTGGCGCATATTGACCACGTCTAGGTTCTCTCGGTCCATACACATTGAAATATCTGAATGAAATAGTTTCTAGTCCAAACAATTCCGTATACATGTGACATAATTTCTCACCAGCAACTTTAGATACTGAGTAAGGATTTAGACAGTCTTCAATCATATTCTCAGATAATGGTGGTGTATTTTTCAAACCATAAGCTGAAGATGTGGAAGAATACATTACTCGTTTAACGCCAGCTTCCTTAGCACATTGTAAAATAGTAGCAGTGCCTAGAGTATTGGTCTTAACTGCACCAATTGGATTTTCTAATGTTGGTTGAATACGTGATTCGGCTGCCAAATGGAAAACATATTGGACATTTTCAAATAAAGGACGAACATCCACATAATCACATATATCATATTTGTAATATCTTGCTTTTTTATTATAATAGAAACGTTCATGTGCTGTTGCTGATTCATCATCAATTACTGATACATCATAACCCATATCTATCAATTTGTCAACCAGATTTGAACCAATAAATCCACATCCGCCGGTAACAATAACTTTCATATTAAACTCCTGTATTAATAACAATTACATCTTCATCTGGTGTATATTGTGAATTGATTTTTATACCATATTTTTCTTCATAGTATTTCTTCCATTCTTTGACACGGTCATATTGATGGACAATATAGAATTCGAGCCCTGTTTTTCTAACCTTAACTCGTCCATTTTCAAATACTGGCCTTTCTTCCAACAGATAGGGGCTGAAGTGATCCATCAAACGGTCATAGTTGGTTACATGAGCATTTATAGCCCATCCATCTGCTAAATTAGCAAAGTGTGTTAATTGTTTCCAAGGACTACTATGAACAATAACATTGTAAGCTGCTTGGTCTGCAACCCAATCTGGACGATTCAGCGACATTTGATAAATGTAAAAACACAAATCTTTCATGTAATGTGATTGCCCGCCTAAGACACCAACACATTGGACAATCTTCTCTTTGAATTCATTATAGAAATATTCGCCGAAGTTTTTGATTATGTTATTTCTATTCCATTCCTCATCTTTAATCAAGATTGCTTCACCCGAAGAAACGATTCCTTTGGTAAAGAATTCAAACCATTCAGATGGGTCTTTTTGGAATATTACATCACGTACATCTGTAGAAATAACATACACATAATCTGGATTTTCAGACAAATACTTATGGACATGATAGAACCTTTCCATGTGTATCATCATGTCACTGTTTCGTTTAGCACGAACAACAATCACACCTTCCGCTTCAATCTGTTTATTTGTTTCTTCATCCATTTCTATGGTAACTAAAACAACATCACCTTTGAAACCACATTCTTTAGATGACCTAACCCAAGGCAACACATCGTTAAACTTGTAATTAGAACATACACCAATAATTAAATCTTTCGCCATGGAAATTCTCCGTTCAATCTTTGTTTCATATATTCATTACCTTTTAAGAAAAACTCACCTGTTACGGAGTCCGCTCGACTAGCAACACGATAATTTACCGTATAATCTCCGGTACAATTTGCTTTGAAATTATTTTGTCTTAACCATCCACTCAATAAGCGGTCCACTTCCGGCTGTTCTTGTGGGTGTCTAGCTCTACGATACCAACCAGGAGCAAAATTTAAAGCTACATCTCTACGAACCATATAACAGTTAACATCAACAAAATAATCATTTAAAATTGATTGCCAATTACCTAGTGATTCACAATCATCATTACATATGTAGTTTCCTTCCGTATCAACTATTTTACGTAAGGTGTAAGCCCAACCGTTATTATCTATTGAATTGACTAAACTTTCAACATGATTAGGTTCTAACCAATTATCCTCATCTAAGAAAATATAGTAAGCACCTTTAGCTAAGAAAGTAGAGGCGCCGTATATTCGATGGCCATTGTATTGGTCATGGCCTGTGTTGTATGGTAATACCAAAACATCAGCATCTGAACGAATCTGTTGTTCGGCTTTCTTTCTATGCTCTTTACCATCAACAACTATTAAGTGCTGAATATTTTTATATGATTGGTTTGCTACAGAATCGACACATTGTTCTAAATGTTTTGTGCCGGTTGTTGGTGTAATAATTGTCACTAATGGATTATTCATTTATAATTGTCCCACAAGATGCTAATTGGCATGTTAACCCAATCACATCTTTTTCAAATAATTTAGTTTTATCTAACAGTCTATAATATGTATGCTCTAAATCAAACTGTGGTTTTGACATACAATCTTCGTATGTTTGACGTATTAATTTATCAGCATCTTCCAACATAGAATAATCAAACGACCATAAACGAGTATCTACCAATTTTAATTGTGATGTCATCCAAGAAACGACAGGTGTTTTGAAAACATATTTTCCTTGCATTTCTGGATTATCATAATCTTCGATATGAAAGTTATCGGTTAACTCAGCACGTCCTGTAATTTTAAACACCCTATTGATGTTTGTCAATGACAGATTTCTAATAACATCTAAAGCAACAATCATAATGTAACACTCACCTGGACTTTTTAAGCCTTTTGTTGCTAAATCGATTGCAAGAGTATGATTGGATAAAGAAATAAAATAATCTACTTCTTTTCTCAAACGTTCAATCTTGTAGTCTTCTAGTTCAGGTGACGAATCCAATAAAAGAATGATTGAACCTGGCGCTTTATCTTTAATAGATTGGATTGTTTTGAGTGTTTGTTGATATCTGATTTCAAAATCAATAATACCAATCTTAGGTCGCAAGATTGAGGTAATAACAAAAATATTCATAATTATCCACGTGTTAATTTCAATATTTTATTTAGTTGACCTTCAATGATTGGTTTACGATTAGGCCAATAGATATATTCCTTATCAGATGTAGCATACAACTTCTGTAAAAAAGGAATAATTAACTTTTCGACCTCATGTAATCTGGTCTTATAATCATCCGCAGTTTCGGCTGTTTTATTAATAACTGAATTGTAATCTTCTTCAGATACAGCTGAGAAACCAAAGTCATCATCTAATGTTTCATATTGTTTTAATATGTTTTGTGCGTCTAATGAGAGTGCCATGTTTATATTCCTTATGTTATCTAATTATCTGAATATCTTTTCCAGATGTCCAGATTTCTAATTCTTTTCTTAATCGACCTTCTGATTTTAAAGTTTCATAACGATTGGCCGCTTTACTTTTCCACCACTCAATAATATTTTCTAAATTGTGTTTCTCGTAGTTTTCACCAGGTACTAATGTATCGGTTTTGTTACCAACATATTCAGTTGTATTTTTAAAACCATAATCAGAAATATAATATCTTTTCTTTTCAGTCAAAGCCTTGGCATTTTCAATAGTTTTATTGAAATCATCACCATCGGGTGTTCCTTTTAGAACAGCTTTGGTTAATGCTATCATCTTGGTGAACGTTCTCAATTTGCGACTTGTGGTTGATTCCTCGCCTTCCAATAAGTCACCATATCTATCCTCTAGATATTTTTTTAGACTCCAATATCTTTCACCGTGCATCATTGGAACAAAATCAGAATCCGTCAAACCCTTAAATCGTATATATGGTTTCATGCCGTCATATTGTGATACTGTTTTACTACTTCCATATAAACTGGTAGTTTCAAACAAACACATATTCATATTATATTTTTTATTACAGATTTGTCTAACTTCATGTGAGGTACAAATCGCTGATAATAATTTACCACCAAGATAGTTGAATCCAAACGGTTGTGCAGGTACAATAACAAAACCCATCATAGTTGCTTCGTTAAATCGTTTGGACCCTTCCGATGTTTGTGAGAACACATGTCCAATGTATTCATTACGTGGGCGCATGTATATGACTGGAGAACCTAAACGAATAAACCCTAAAACTTTACTAGTTTTCTTTTCACGGACAGCCAATTGAATATTTCGACCAACTGGAGCTTTATTGATATGTGAGGACGTAATCTTCATTAGCGTCTCCCATTGTTCACCTGGAATTTCACACACTTCAATATCCATATCATTCGGGTGCATATCAAAATCTGAGAACAAATCATCCTCAATTGGAAATAAAGTCGCAGGCATATTCTCAAGCGACTTTAATTTCTCATCACGCATGTATTGTTCAATATTATCAAAGTTATCAAAATAATCTTTAAATGCTTTTAAACAATACAGGCCATCTTCTCTGGTTATTTCCATGTTAAATAATCACTATATAAATTTTGTTCAAGTTCATAGGCTTCATCTTCCCATTCTTCATTATCAGTAGCCACACCTTTCCAATAATGTATTCTACCCTCATTAGTCAGTTGCTTCCTAAGGAACTGCCTGGCATGAACCAATTCATGTGCCAGCGTTATTAACAACTCTTCTTCACTTAGTTTCTTGTTAAGTGATACCGTTATTTCTGGTTCTTTAAAATCATGGTTAAACGCACAATGGCCAGAAACAACCATTCGACAAACGTGGATATAGATATCTAAGGGTATTGTCTTCTTATAGATATTTAGCCGTTTTAAATAGAAGTAGCAAGCCTCTTTAAGAAGTTCTATCTTCTTTGTGCCGGCTACTTCTACGTAAATCATACTTTGAAACCCGTAAACTTACTTTTTCTTTCGTTGTTACCAAAAGTATTTACAGGTTTATCTTGGCCCGAATCCGTTAAACTTTGCGCTGATTGTTCAACATCAAACAATTTCATTTTAGCACGGTCAACTCCCAAGACAAATCGTTTGTAATGTGTTGGGTCGGAATATCGGTTTTTTAATTGTTTAACCATGATTTGGCCAAGTTCTTCTAATTCTTCTGAAGAAACCAAAGCAAACATCAAGTCAGCCGTAGCGGGAAGACCAAAAGATTCAGATGTATCCTCAAGACCGGGATCCGAACTTGTAAAACCACTTCGAGTAGTCTGTGTAGCAGATACAACCGGCACATTAAATTCCACGGCCAATCCACGAATTTCTTCAGCTATAGATTTAACATAGGTGTATGAATTGACATTTGAACCAACTTTAAGCCTAGATGAAGCACAGATGTTTAGATAATCAATAAAGATAATATCGGGAATGAAATTACGTTTGAGGTTAAGTTCATTCAATAAAGCTCTAAAGTGTGTTACTGAGGCCGCAGCTGTTGGATATTCTTTAATAATCAATTTACCCGTGGTCATTTCTTTAACCCGAGCAACCTTCTTATCATACAAGTCTTTAGGTAAAGATATCAAGTCATCCAAATTGGTATTAAGTAGATTAGCATCTATACGTTCAGCAATCTTTTCTTCAGCCATCTCCATAGTGATGTACAGGACATTTTTACCTTGTACCATAGCACCAGCGGCAACATGGCACATAAAAAGACTCTTACCAACACCCGTTCCAGCCAACGCAATATTGAGGGTCTTCGCTGGTAATCCACCCTTAGTGATTTTGTTAAAATAGTCCAAATCAAAGGGAATTCGTTCCTCCTTACGGTGATAAAAATCATAACGTGAGTCGGAATCTTGTAGATAATCATGCCCAACATTCGTGTCAAAGGTAACAGCAAGAGCGTCAGACAATATTTTAGGGATTGCACCTTTATCATTTTGATTTTTATCTTTACCATCTAAGATATGAATTGAATCTAAAACTGCGTTGTATACCGCTTTTTCTTGGCAGAATTTCTCGGTAACGTCAACAAGCCAGTCCATTTTGGATATGTCTTCTTTGTTGGCATTAACAACTTGCAGATAATCAACAACACGTTTCACTTCTTCTTCTTGTAAACCATTTGTTTCTTTGACTGACAAAACAAGCGCTTCATAAGATGGAAGTGAATTATATTTTAATACAAAATCATTAACTTCTTTATGAATCAACCTCTCCGTTTTATCGGAGAAGTATTCAGGCTTTACAAATGGCAGTACTTTTCTGGAATAATCTTCATTATAAATCAGATTTTTTAATATTGTTGTTTCAATTCGCATAACATTTCCATATAAATAATTGTCGTTATTCTCCGTCTTTAACCACATTCTCATCAATATAACTCTCTTCAACGTCTAATTGGCTGGTGATAATCGTTGTCAATAAATCACCAATGTAATTTCTAAACTCTATCTTTTTTTCGAGTTTCTTAATAGGTGATTGTATCACATCAAAGTTGAACTGTAAATAGGCATTACCATCTTTTTCTTCAATACCTACTTTACCATATTTAAAAATAGTGTCGGCATATTCACCTGTTATTAATTTGATGTGAACTGAATTTATATCTTTATCATCCACCACATATTCATAATCAACACCTTGAACAAAATTACTCATCATCTTCTCCAAAGGTTTCATCAATTTCTGATTGGAGAATGTCCCCTTGGCCAACGGTATATTTGGCTTCAACAAATTTCTGAAATGTCACATCACTTAAAACATCAGTCCAAAAATCTTT